TAGGCAAAGCTGCTGACATTGATGTCGCTGGCGTATTGGCCATAATACTGCGCTGAAACGGGCAGTGAAGCCAGAAGCAACGCGCCGATAATGCAAAGTGCCTTTTTCACGTCATTCTCCTTGGGCGTTCTGCCCGGTTACATTCCGCCCAGTGCTGGGCCTTCCTCGTTCTCTGCTTCGCCGTGCTGGTGCTGCGGTTCTTCGGACTCTTCGCCAAAGAATTTATCCAAAGCGCCTTTGGCTTCCTCGGCGGTATTGTGTTCGCCGTGATCTTCATGATTCCCCGCCTCGTCAATCGAGTGGGAATGGGCCGAGATGCCGTCATGGTGGAAGATGATATGCTTGTCGCCGTCCGTTACCTTGTGGCCAAGGTGCGCAAGCATATGCAGATGGTCAGGATGCTCTTCGCGGGTTCCGTCGGGATGCTCTGTGTGGAACGTCCCATCGCCGTGGTCATGGACTTCGTGAATCTGATCGCTTCCGCCGTCGCTCTTCTCTTGCTCTTCAGTCGATTCGTGCGGTTTGGTTTCGCTATGCGGCTTGGGGATGTAAGAGCTATTCCGCTCCCCGCCGCGCATCTTTCCGAGTCCGTCAAAGCCGTCTCGCGCCATTAGCTGGCCTCACTTTCCAAGATTGAATTGCTGGGCTGTTCTCCAGAGATTTACCCCGCGTTCGGTTGCGAGTCTGTCAAAATGCTTCCAGAGTTGCTCGTCGTAGGGTCCGCGACACTCGGCTCCTGGGGAACGATGTTCACGCCGTCTGCCGGGGTTGGCTCTATCGGCAATACCGGCTCGTAATTCTCCTCAAGCAAGGCAGCGAAGCGATCCGCAAGGTGCGGGTCACTTGGAAGAATCAACTCATTCTGCAAGAGTTGTACAAATTCACTCGTCTTCATTCTGTGCTCCAATCTCAGGTTGCAACCCAAACGCCGCCTCTGTCAACCGGCGCACATCCGCCGAAGACTTGGCTTTGATGGTTGAATTGTCTACCTTTTCTGGGGGTTGTGTCAAAGGAATCTTGCGGAGACGCTGAATTTCGGCCTCTAGTTGGGCATTGCGGTCATTCGCGGCAGAAATGATTACGTCTCGTCCTCCAATACAGTCGAGCATGAGTTTTTCAAGCTGAACATTCTTCTTTGCCGTAGATGACCAGCCAATCGCCATTCCCGCTATCACTACCAAAAGGACAAATATCACTGCCGCGCTGCCCATGCTGACCCCTTTCTCGGATTGTTATCCTGCTTCCATTTTGCCATAAGCACGCTCTTTGCCGTCATGTCCGCCTTGGGACTCAACCCTTCATAATACTCCTGCTGCCTCACTTGCAACGGTTTGGAGGCTGGACGCCCAAAGATTGCATACAACCCATACCCGGAACCCTGAAGCGGAGAGTCTGAGCCGTCGCTCGATCCTTCGATCTGCTCCACCTTCACCGGGTCTGACTTCACCAGCGGAATGACCCGGCGCAATTGGCGACATTTATCGCTCACCATCCAGCCTGGATACTCCAATGGGTGACCGCTTGCATCCTCTCCATACCTGATCCGCTTGGCAAGCAATTCCCTCATCAGCGTATCGCGACCCAGTTTGTCTCTTGTGCTCGGAAGCGGTATTGGGATGCCCTCGCGCCGCAGAACCGGCATCATGCGCTGATTCACAGACCGCATATCCGCGCCCATCGTCGCTGTTGCCTTACTGTATTCCGCATCGAAAGAATGTGTGAAGTTGATGAACTGAGGAATTTCCATCTTGCCGTGTTCGTTCTCTTCGACCGCCCACTCCGCTATATGCTCGGCAAGGTCTTCCGGCTGCTCATGTTGCGTGTAAAGCTCATCGTATGTGTAGACTTCCCCGTTTGGCCCCATGCAGTGCTTGTAGTAGCTGGCTGGATGCTCATAGCCCCAGTTGCCTGAAATCCAGCGCCGATACCAGTCCGGGAACCGAACACTGCCATCCTTGAAAACGTGGATGTTCTCGTCCCACACCCCTCTGAAGTATCCGCCAGCCGCTCCCCACAGGCCGAACTTGAGCGCATCGCGCACATCTGCCGGGTACGCTTCCAGATTCTTGAGGAACGTCGGATCGTTGGCGAAGATCGGGTTGTCTAGATAGGTTGCCGGGAAATAGTCGTAATCCTCTGGATCAAACGCCGCCTTCTGGCTATCGTCCATCCCCATGCATGGAATACCTTTGACGAATAAATCCTCTACCCACATCGCGCCGATACCGATAGGATTGCCCGCACCATATTTGCGGGGCTTATCGCTCACTGGGCAGCGATTCCAGGCCGCAACGCTTGCCCACTGTTTGAAGGTGAACTCACAAAGCTCGTCATACCCCATATGGAACCACTGACCTTGCCATCCCCATACGTCATGCTCATACTGCATCGAGCCGAACTTGGTCGTAGCGCCGTTGAGCCAAGTGACCTGATTCTTGCCCTCGTTATACTGCCTATAAAGCTCTCGCGGGAACGACTCTCGGAATCTGGTAATCACCGTGGCTTCGAGCATTGGGAACGTGCGCCGAAACAGAATCGTGTGGACCTTGGGACCATCCTCGTTACTGAACTCGTTGCAGGCCTGGAACTGCTCCATCAGCATTCCCATTGTCTTGCCAGGGCCAGCCGCGCCACCCATGAACCCGTATGGTGCCGCCGAAGCATGAAAGCGGCACTGGAAAGGGTATGGATCGTAAATCTTGCGCGTGTCGATAATGAAGCGGTCAGCGCCGGTCAGCATTGGCTATCCGTGGTAGATGACGAGTGAGCCGGTCGTGGGAGCCGTGGTAAACAGGCCGCGAATCCACGGCACAGCGCATGAGATCGTGGCGAGCGAACCGGCTGCGATAGACGATCCGAGAGATGCGTACAGCGAAGCACTATCCGACGGGGCAGCTTGCATCTGCACTGCCTGGTTGGTGCCGTTGAACACCGTGCAATAGGTTGCCGTATCGCCTGGCGCTGGAGCAATGGCCACCTGTTCCGTGGCTAGTATGCCGGCATCGACTGCCGCATTGTTGACCAGCGCGATTTGGTCGCCGGTGTAGAGCGCAGGCTTGGGAGTGGGCATGGGTTGAGTATTGTAGGCTGGCATAATCACCTCACCTGTGAGTGTACATCTTAAGGCACCAAAGGACTATACCAGCTAAGCAGCACGTGACAAAACAGCCGAATATCTCTCTCATGGGTACATCCTCCTGCAAGTTGAGCACCAATAGCCATCGGCGCGTTGAAAGCCGGTATGGCCAGTTTGGGTACACTTGGTGGAGCGGGCCGGACTCGAACCAGCATCCATCTGAGCATTGCTGCCCTGCTCTCTAGCCACCTGAGATACCGCCCCACTATCCCACTTGCGAGACCGGCAAGCCCGGTTAGGACACCGCGCTGGCTTGGCGCTGCTATCAGGCATCCACTCCCACCCGCACAAGTCACAACGCCACATCTCCCGCGTTACTCTACTCATGGGTACATTGTACCATATATGGGTACATTGCGCCTTATTTAGGTGGCCTAGGGATGCTCGTGATGATTTGGATTGGTCCCTCATCCGGCCCAGAGATGGGCTGCGTGATTCTGCCCTCCACCCTGTCCGCAACCTCTGCGGCTGCGTTTACCTTACCCTTCACGGCCTCACGCACCAGCGACATGGCGATTACCTGTGCGTATGTGGTGGATTCGTCTAGCTTTAATTGCCGCGCCATATCGGGAGGGATGGGCTTGTCAAGCAGGGCAGCGTATGCGTCAGTGAGGGGCTTGCGCTTGGGACGGCCTGACATATTGCCTGATTCCCCAGGTTTCCACTTCCGCGCCTCCATCTCAGGCGTCAGCTTTGGTACGTAAGGCGTCTTTCCTTGCGTGTTTGCAGCCACGTCCTGTTCGCTATCCGGCACTCAGCACCGCCTTCTTCCCTGTCGCCTGCTCCCAGCGGGTCACAATCACGTCGCAATAGGCTGGGCTGAGTTCCATCATAAAGCAGTGGCGTCGCGTCTTTTCGCAGGCGATCAGGGTTGAGCCGGAGCCGCCGAAGAGATCGAGAACAATAGCTCCAGTATTGCTGCTATTGAGAACAGCTCTCTCAATAAGCTCTACCGGCTTTGTCGTGGGATGTAAGGGGCTGCTATGAGGACGGTCGCACTTCCATAGGTCTGACTGCTTGCGATCCTGCACAACCCATATCCGGGCCGCGCCTTCCTTCCATCCGTACCAGATAGGCTCATATTGCGTGTGGTAATCCTTGCGAGACATCACCAACTGATCTTTCGCCCAAATAATCGTAGAAGACCAGTGGAAACCGCTGGAACGTAAAGACTTATCAATTGCAGGCCATTCGCTCGGACCCATCACCACATAAACGGGGCAACCGGGAAGTGTGGCTATATTGGCACAAGAGCCAAATGCTGTAAGAAACTCGCTCCAATCCTCTGCTTCCATCGAATCGTTGAGGATGAGGCGCGGCTTATAGTTCATTGCATTATTGGCGAGATTGGTACCGTAGGCCACGTTCCACGGAGGATCGGTGATCATCAGCGAGGCTTTCTGTCCGCCCATCAGCCGCTCCACGCCCGTCACGCTGGTGCTATCCCCGCACAGCAGCCGGTGATCTCCCAAGATGTACAGGTCGCCCAGCTTGCTGATTGGCTCTTCCGGCACAGGCGGCACCGCATCTTCATCCGTCTGCAAATCCACCGTGACAGGCCACAACTCCGCCAGTTCATCCGCAGTCCAGAACGGTGCGAGGTCTACTCCGTCATCCACTAGACCCTTGAGGACGTCCGAATCCCAGTCAAGCGATACCTGGCCGGAACGGTTATCCGCAATAG